ATCGATGCAGACGTAACGGACGTTTAACATGCCTTACATGACCAACGGAAAACGGGACTACAAAAAAGAGAATGAAAAATACAATTCTCGTCCTGAAAACATCAAGGCACGGTCAGAACGGACCACCCTACGTCGCCAAGCCAATGCTTCTGGAGTAACTTCCAAAGGTGATGGTAAAGACCTAGATCACATCAAGCCCTTGTCCAAAGGGGGCGCTAACAAGATGTCCAATACCCGTGTAACAACCCAGAAGGCCAACCGTAGCTTCTCACGTAACGCTAACGGCTCCTTGAAGAGTCAGACATCTAAAGCAGAGCGGCACAAACAATGAGGCAAGTTCTATGAACTTGACCTCTGACGTAATCGCAGGATTTGTCGGTAGTGTTCTTGGTAATAGGTTTGATGGTAGAAGTAGCTCTCCTGAGTTCCATAAGGAATGTTGGGAACTTTGTACTTCCAAAGAAAAGTTTGTAGCGATAGCTGCTCCACGGGGCCACGCCAAATCTACGGCAGTGACCCTAGGTTATGGACTAGCTACCCTACTCTTTCGAGAACGGAAGTTCATGCTGCTGGTATCGGATACTGAATCCCAAGCTAGTTTGTTCTTAGGAACATTTAAGCAAGAGCTACAAGATAATAATGAATTAATTGACTTGTTCCGTATTAAGCGGGATGAGAAAGGTCTGGTCAAGTTCATCAAGGACTCTGAGACAGACATTATAGTTGCATGTGAGGATGGTCATACCTTTCGTATCATTGCCAAGGGAGCGGAACAGAAGCTCCGTGGATTGATCTGGAACGGTAGCCGTCCTGACATCATTATGTGCCATGCAGAGGGCACAATGATAAACACCCCCGAAACTGGATGGATCAAGAACACTGATTATCCAGATGCTACAGTAGTTCATACTGCTGAGGCTTATAAAATAACCTTTGATGATGGTCACACAGAAGTTGTGTCCGGAGATCACCGATTTCTAATAGAAGGATCAGGATGGAAATACCCGTGGGAACTACAGATAAACGAGAACGTCGTAGAGAATGGGACCAACGATATGTTGAGTCAAATCCAGATAAACGAGCAGAGTCTCTCAAAGCCTATAACAATAAGACAGAGACTAAGGAACGTGTTGCAGCATGGCATGCGGCGAATAGTGATAGAGTCGCTGCTTCTAGACAACGTTGGTACGAGAAAAATAAAGAAAAAGCTTTTGAGCAAGCTAGGAAATATGCTGCGGAGAATCCTGCATGGAAAGCTGCTCATTGTGCTAAACGCCGATCACGTAAACTCAGGGCCTGTCCTTTATGGCTTACCCAAGAGCAACTGAATGAGATAGAACAGTTTTATCAACAAGCTAAAACCTTGTTTAAAGAGACTGGTATACCGCATCACGTAGATCACATTGTCCCACTACAGGGGAAGTCTGTTTCAGGATTACACGTCCCTTGGAATCTCCAAGTAATAACAGCTTCTGCTAATTCAAAAAAGAGTAATCATTTTGAAAATAACTCATATTGAGCGGCTTGAAGGAGGGGCCAATGTCGTCGCGTTATCTACGAAATCCGGAGTCTATGAAACAGAAGCCGGTATATCACATAATTGCGACGACATGTAGTGGAAAACGACGAGCTTGTGATGAACAAGGAACGTCGTGATAAGATGCGTAGGTGGTTTAAAGGGGCTCTACTGCCCTGTAGGGCCGACTCAGGCATAGTTCGTATAGTGGGTACCATCCTACACAACGACAGCCTTCTTGAGCGCCTAATGCCTAACGACAGCGACAAGCGTACCGAACGAGTGGGTCTGAAGACCTTCTCTACAATGAAGGGTATGTGGAAGGCTGTTAAGTATCGCGCACACAATGAAGATTTTAGTGAACTCCTATGGGCCTCTAAAAAGAGTGCTGCTGAGTTCAAAATGCTGTATGAGGAAGCAGTTAAAGACGGTACCACAGACATCTACTCCCAAGAATACTTAAATGTGCCTTTGGACGAGTCAGTTACCTTCTTCAAACGCGCTGATTTCCTTCCTCTCAAGGAGGAGGACAACAAGCTCCCCCTACATTACTACATTACGGCTGATTTGGCTATCTCTGAATCAGAAAAAGCAGATTATTCTGTGTTTGTAATTGCAGGGGTAGATGAGAACAGGGTAATTCACCTACAAGATGTCATACGAGAACGTATGGATGGTAGGGAAATCGTAGATACCTTACTTTCTTTGCAGCGAATATACGAACCAGAGGCTGTTGGTATCGAGGATATGCAAGTATCCAAGTCCATCGGTCCTTTTCTTCGTGAAGAGATGATTAAGACAAACACTTATCTAAGCCTACTTCCATTAAAGCATGGGGGTAAGGACAAGACTAGTCGTTCTAGGTCCATACAGGCCCGTATGAGGGCTCATGGAGTTAAGTTTAATAAGGAAGGGGATTGGTATCCCATCTTTGAGAACGAATGTTTAACCTTTCCTCGTGGAAAGCATGACGATCAGGTAGATGCTTTTGCCTATCTCGGTCTTATGCTTGATAAACTCATAGAGGCCCCAACAAATGAAGAAATAGAGGAAGACGAATATGCAGACGAACTCAGGGAGTCCGGGTCAGGCTATGATGGGCAATCAAGCACCACTGGATACTAGTCAAATGCCTTCCCAACCCCAACCCTTACCGGGTGGTTTGGGTACTCAACCAGAAGACCAAGCAACAGAGGAACAGACCCCTAAGCAGAGTCTCCGTGCTTTGTTAGAGTCCGCAAACATTGCGGATAATATGGATGAGCAAAAGCTTCGTACCATTGGTCACGATGTTTTGGATGGATATAATACTGATAAGGCTTCTCGCGCACAGTGGGAAGAACAGATGGAAGAGTGGACTAGGTTGGCTTCACAAGTGCGAGAGGATCGCTCCTTCCCATGGCCTAAAGCCTCTAACGTCAAGTATCCTCTGCTAACTACAGCAGCTATGCAGTTCTCTGCTAGAGCCTATCCCAGCCTGATTCCTTCAGACGGTAAGGTTGTTAAGGCTAAAGTGATTGGTAAAGACCCAACGGGACAGAAGAGTTCTCTAGCTGACCGGGTATCAATGTATATGTCGTACCAGATAATGCATGACATTACTGGATGGGAAGAAAGTATGGATAAACTCCTGATCATGCTTCCCGTCGTCGGCACTATGTTCAAGAAGACCTACTGGGATTCCATTAAAAAGAAACCAGCTTCTGATGTTATACTACCTAAACACCTAGTTGTTAACTACTGGGCTAAGTCTCTTAAAGACGCCGAGCGAGTTTCTCAAGTAATTGAGATGAGTCCTCGAACTCTTAAAGAACGCCAAATGGCTAAGATATTTCTAGACGTTGATCTTGGGGATGCCCCCATGCCAATGACTAGTAATCCAAATGCTCCGGCATCTAGTGATGAGACTACTCCATACACTATTATTGAGCAGCATACTTATCTTGATCTGGATGAGGATGATTATCCCGAACCCTACATTGTCACCTTTCATTTAGAGAGTGGTAAGGTACTTCGGATTGCTGCTAGGTTTGATGATAAGACTATGTTCTTCGATGACGAAGATAACCTTGTCAAGATTGAGCCGATTGAATACTTCACTAAGTTTGGTTTCATTCCAAACCCAGACGGTAGTTTCTATGATATTGGTTTTGGTGTCCTACTAGGACCAGTTAATGAATCTGTAAATACCCTGATCAATCAGTTGATTGACGCAGGTACGTTGAACAATTTGCAAGGAGGGTTCCTTGGTAAAGGTCTCCGCATCCGAATGGGTGAGACTAGGTTCCAACCCGGAGAGTGGAAAGCAGTCAACAGCACAGGGCAAGACCTGAAGCAGCAGATTGTACCCCTCCCCTCCAAAGAGCCAAGCAATGTCCTGTTCCAACTCATGGGAAGTTTAATTACCTCTGGGAAAGAACTAGCCTCTGTAGCCGAGATTTTTGTCGGAAAAATGCCGGGTCAAAACACCCCAGCTACCACTACGATGGCAACTATTGAGCAGGGAATGAAAGTATTCACTGCTGTATATAAACGTATTTATCGTTCCTTAGATGCTGAGTTTGCTAAGTTGTTTGACATCAATAGTACCTACCTCAATCCCGAAACCTACAAAGAGGTCTTGGATATTACAGTTGGGCCTGCTGATTTCAGCAACGATAAGTATAGTATCTGTCCCGGCGCTGATCCTACAGCGGTGAGTCAGACAGAGAAACTGCTCAAAGCACAAGGGTTGATGGAAATGCTTCCACTAGGTATCCTTGATCCAGTTAAAGTGGGTCTACGACTACTAGAAGCACAAGAGCAACCCAACTACCAAGAACTCCTTAACAAGACTGTTGCTGAGACTGGTGCTATGCCAGAACCTCAACCTGATCCTAAGCTGCTAGAGAGTCAAGCCAAGATTCAAGCAATGCAACAAGGGTCTGCTATTAAACAACAAGAAGCTGCGTTCAAGAGCGAACTCAGTCAACGAGACGCCCAGTTCCAACAAGCTATGAAAGCACAGGCTGCGGATCAGGATATGCGTCACAAAGAGATGCTCAATGCTGTACAATTGGCTATTAGTACACACACTGAGAATATGCGTACTGCTCAAGATAAGCAGAAGTTTATCCAAAAAGTAATGCATGATGAGGTAGCTCATAAGCAAAACGTGGCTCACGCAGAGCAAATGGGCGCTGTTAAAAGACAACAAGCCGCTAAACAACCTTCCAAAGGGAAACCAACTAGATGACATTAAGTGATTTTAAAGACTGGCAATCACATCCCATCACAAAGGCTTTCTTCATCGCGGTCTCTAATAAGATCGAGGGATTGAAGCAAGAGCTTTCGTACCAAGCAGGTGAAACACCCCGCTTTGACAGTATGAAAGTTGGGGCTATTCAAGCTCTACGTGATCTAAACGATGCTGATTTTCTTGAGGAGACTCAGGCATGATTACACCTATTCTACATCGTATCCTAGTCAAACAAAACAGACTTGAGGATACAAATAAAGACTACCAACGTGCTGCTAAAGCTGGTATCATTATCCCAGAACATGAGGATAAGATTAGAGCCCAAGCAGGTGTTGACACAGGAACTATTGTTGCTGTTGGTCCTACTGCCTACAAAGACTTCGGGGTTGATCCTCCGATTAAAGTAGGAGATGTTGTTGCCTTTGCCCGATTCAGTGGTAAGGTAGTCGTCGATCCACAAGACAACCAAGAGTATGTTTTGTTGAATGATGAGGATATTTGTACAATCATTACGAAAGATTAAAATGACAGATGAGATTCTAAAGACGCCCCCAGAGGGTGAAGGTAGTGGTGATGCACCTCAACATACCGAAGCGGAACTGGAGGCCATGGATAGTGGTTGGGTTCCTAAAGAAGAGTATAAGGGTGTAGAACATAAATGGGTGGATGCTGGAGAGTTTCTCCGGCGTGGTGAACTCTTTAAGAAGATCGAGGATCAATCGAAACAACTTAAAGACGTTCGCTCTGCCCTAAATGAAATGAAGAAGCTTCATGGACAAGTCCGTGAAGTAGAGTACAAACGGGCACTAGACGCCTTGCGTGAACAAAAACGCACTGCCCTACAGGACGGTGACGCTGATGCAGTAATTGCAGCAGAAGAACGTATCGACCTAGTTAAGGAGCAGGTTAAGCAGCTACAATCTGAACCACAAGAGGTACAGGAGTCTACGGAACATCCTGAGTTTACCCAATGGACAGAGCGTAATAGCTGGTACAAGAGTTCAGGTCCAATGAAAGCCTTCGCGGACGCGCTTGGGCAAGACCTATCTCGTGCAGGAAACAGTCCTTCTGAAGTTCTCAAGAAAGTAGAAGCAGAAGTTCGTAAAGAGTTTCCTAATAAATTCCGTAATCCTAATCAGGATAAGCCCGGTGCAGTGGAAACTGGACGGGCGGCGGGGGTCTCCAAAGGCTCCTTCACACTCACAGACCAACAGCGAAAGATTATGAATAATCTAGTTCGCCAAGGTGTGATGACAGAGAAAAAATACATAGAGGACTTGAAGTCCGTACTTTAAGAAAAGGTTGAATATGACAAAAGAAGCAATTGCTAAGGCCCCAGCAGGTCGCGTTACTCGTACCCCCGTCGGTACACGTAACATTTTAACGGTTAAGGGTAAAGACCCAGCATATGAATACCGTATCGTGAACGATGTAGAAGATCGAATCACGCAGTTCCGCGAAGCCGGTTATGAAATCGTGCAAGAGGATTCTGTGGATGTGGGGGATAAACGAGCAGCCGTCGGTACATCCGTTGGTTCTGCCAAGCAACTCTCCGTCGGTCAAGGAACCAAAGCCTATGTGATGAAAATCAAAAAGGAATGGTATGAAGAGGACCAACGAGCAAAGCAAGGACAGATCGCTGCAACTGAAGCCGCCATTAAAGAACCAACTCTTAATGGAAGTGACTACGGCTCTTTGAAAGTCAGCCGAGACTAGTCAACCTGCCATTAGGGGTACTTACTAATTGACTAATTGGAGTATTACTAATGTCAACTGTCTCTCGTATTAACGGGTTCCGTCCTGTTAAAACCGCTGTCGGACCATATACTGGTCAGGCAAATCTCTATTTTGTACCCGCCTCTGATTCCACTGTGATCATGCCGGGTGATGCTGTTAAGCTGTTGGGCGATGCTCGTGCAGCTACTGGTGTCCCCACTGTGACCCGTGTTTCTGCTGGTACAGATATTCCTGTGGGTATCGTTGTTGGTATCGCGTTTACTGGTGTGGGTGATCTTACGAACATTCCCCCAGTCAACGACCTCAACACCCCTGTGTATCGTCGTGCCTCTACAGATCGTTATCTGCTTGTTGCAGATGATCCTAATCTGGTTTATGAAGTACAAATCGCTGGCGCAGGCCCCGCTTCTGCCACCGCAACCGCAATGGTTGGTTTGAATGGTGTGTTCACTGTTACTGCTGGTTCTACCACTTCTGGTAGCTCTGGTATGCAGTTGGACTCCGCTTCTCAAGCAACCACAGCAACTCTCCCACTGAAGATCGTAGGCATTCCTAATCGCCCTGATAACATTCCGGGTGATGCTTTCCTTAGCTTCTATGTAAAACTGAACAGTTCCACCATGGGATCGCTCGGTACTACTGGCGTCTAATTTTAATAAAGGAAATAATATATGTCTATTATCAATAGTGGCTCATTTGCCAAGGCCCTGTGGCCCGGTGTCAATGCTTGGTACGGTAAGGCTTACGATGAGTATACCACTGAGTATACTGATCTGTTCGACAAATTTACCTCAAGCAAAGCGTTTGAAGAGGATGTCGGTATCTCTTCTTTTGGTCTGGCAGTAGCCAAGACCGAGGGTTCTCCTATCTCCTACGACAGTGAGCGTCAAGCGTTCATTACTCGTTATCAACACGTTGTCTACGCGCTTGGTTTTATTATCACGCGTGAGATGATGGAAGATGACCAGTATGATGTTGTTGGTCAGAAGAAAGCCCAAGGTCTTGCG